TTGATATTTAGAACCTCCTGATAAAAGGTTTGGCAATGCTTTATTTACAGTAGTACCATTTGAATCTTCCCAATTAGCACCACCTCTATCAAGATTAGAAACATTACCTGTAAATATAGCTGCGTATATTTCTTTTGCACCATGACCAGGTTGTACTCCCCTATCTCTTAAAAACTTTGTTACAGCTATCATTTGATCTTCAAACGACATATTCTCTCTTATATTGTACCTTTCAATTTCATAAGGACCAAATTGTATTAACCCCTTGTATTGTTTACCTGTAGCTTTATCAGTGCTGACAACTGAGGGTCTAAATGAAGATTCTTGTGCTATGACTGCTGCTAAAGGAATTGGACTAATACCAAGTGCGTTAGCTGCTTTTATTATAGATTGAACTCTACTGTCTTCACTGTAGTTAAGCTCTGGTTCTTCAATATTTTCTTGTGATGATGTATCAGCCATAGCTAACATATCTCCATCTGAAGCCCCTAAATTTGTACTTATATCACTTACAATCTCTGAACCATTTTGTATAAGATTTCCTAAACCTGTAGCTAGGTTATCTGCAATTTGTGTCGTATTTTCGCTGTTAGGGGCTTCGCTTTTAAGTTGTGGTATATCAAAAGACTCATCTTGTAATACTTTGTTTGTAGGTTGATTTTGTATTTTTTTAGTTTCTTTAATAGGATTTTTCCTTCTATCTGCTGCTGCAAATGGAGTTTGAAAATTAACTTTCCTCATTTTAAATTCTCCTTGAGGTTTGTTTACCCCTGCTTCTTCTTCTGTAATCACTCCAGTTTCAAGTTGCAACAAATTCCCAAGTTCTTTGTACATATCTTTAACTTCTCTTAAATTCATAGGTCTTTCGTTTTCTTCTTCAAATTCACTCATTCTTTCGTCAGCTTCATTTTGTAAAATTCTTTCATATCGTTGCAATAGTTTTGCATCATCATTCCTTAAAAATCTTGGACCAAATGTAGATCGTTTGCTTAAAGCTGATTTAGCATCATCTATTATTTTTTTTTCATACTTTTCAATATCTTTTGCATAACCTTTCATATTATTTATACGTTTTTCAAGGTCTTCAATTACAGCTTTACTAGCTGAATCTGGTGTCAAATCTAGACGTTCTATTTTATCTAATTCAATAAAAGCACTACCTGTATCTGGTTCGCCATCAACTAAGTAAAGACCTCTTCTTATGTCTTTTATAAATTGATTTGCTTTTTCATTAAAAGATTGGTTGTCAGCTTGACCAAATTCGTCAATATCTGATTGAAATTCTTTTTCTGGAAAATCTATATTTAATAATTCGTATTTTTTACTTTTTTTTATTGGATCTGTTTCATTGCGATAATCTTCAACTCTAGTAGTAAACTCATTTTGCCTGTTTGCTTCTTGTATTTTGCTTGGTCTTAAAGTATTTTCTACTTCTTTTTCATATATTTTACTAAAAAAGTCTGTTGTCTTTTCAAGCCATTTTGGATTATTTTTAATTGTTTTTCCAGGTAAAGATCCAGGTATAGATTCACCAAGAAAATTAACTAAACTTTGAGCTTCTCTAAAATTGCCTTGAGTAATAGCTAAATCACCGATATTTACAATATTAGTTATTAAATTTTCGTTTAATGTAGTTAAATCATTTCCAGTTATACCTGCATTTTTCATGTTAATAACTAAACCTCCAAGATTATTTTTTATATCTTCTATCATCAGATTTCTTGCTTCTGGATTTTTAAATTTGTAGGTCTGTGCTTTTAAGTAAAATTTTGCAGCAGTATTAATAGTATTTGTGCTTTCTGATATTAATTTGTTTTTGTTAAAAGTATTAAATTGTTTTCGAGCTTCTTCATTAAAATTAATTACTGATTTTTGAAGTTGAGGTAATAAAAATTCATTTACAATTTCTGGATCAGCATCTTTTGAAATATTAGAAACAAAAGGTGTAATAACACCTTGAAACCAATTTTGAAACTCTGTTGAATCAGGTGATATTTGATTTAAAGGTAAATTTGATATAGATCCATCGTCATTAGTAATTTCAATTTTATCTGTTTTGTATCTACGTTCTAAAATATTGCTGATACCAAAAGTTGAATTTATAGTTTTTTGTTTAGCATATGCTTTTTTTCCAATTCTTGAAGCTCCTATAAGTTGATTAGCAGCATCTTGTCCTTCTTTTTTTCTTGTTTCAGTAACAATATTTCCAAAAACACCATTCTTTATATCTTCTTGTATTGCTATATTTTGAAACTTAATTTTTTCTTCTTCAACTTTATCTTCTATCTTCTGTCCTATAAATGCTTGTAGACCTGGATTTACTGCTTGCAATATTTCGGCTAATTCCTCTGCACCACTTTTAGGTTGCACAGTTACAGGTTGCACAAAAGTATCTACAGGGCTTGTAGCAGATTGAAAAGCTGTACTTTGAAAACTGTTAGTCATGAGACTGAAGCAAAGGTAGAAAGTCCTTGGGAAGCTGCTCCCAAGATAACTGAACTTAAAGAAGGTATCTGATTATATGCTTGATTTATCTGACTTTGTATTTGATTACGTCTACTGTCTCGTTGTGCCACAAGACCTTGTACATTTCTTCTGTACTGACGAGTTGCCGATTCTAAGGTTTGATTTATAGCTTCTCTTGCATTAGCTGTTTGTCTTTCTGAATCCGCTAATATCAATCTAGCAGTTATACCTGTTATACCACTTGTTCTTGCAGTTCCTCTTGCTTGTAATCCTTGTATTGTTTTTGCTAATTTTTGTTGTGCTGCTATTGCTTGATTTTCTCTTTGTCTAAATCCTAAAGCTGATTGTTGATTACCAAATGAATCTTCTGCTGATTGGTTTGCTCGTAATCCCATTTTATATGTTTGTCTAGCATTTTCTTTGGCAGCACCACGCATAGCAAGACCCGAAAACAGGTTTAACCCTGCTGAACCTACTACCATAGCTGGTACTGAACACATTTAGGCTATCCTCAGAAATTCATAAAAGGGTTTTTCTTGCTCTCCATATTTTTCGTGATAGTTAACAAATGTAAACCCAAGAGCTTTTAACCACTTAATAGCAGAATCGTTCTCTGCATATACAAAATTATATAGGATTTTGTAATTTTTCAATAGGCTATCTACCCATTTTCTACCTTTTCTTACAAGTTGTATTTTATATTTTTTATTAGTAAATAATTCATCAGTACATATCATCCATATACAACCATCTCTAATAACTCCACATAAGCCCATAGGTTGATCGTCATCACCAGCTATTGTTAAAACCTGTTCCCCTGCTAGATATGTAAGACGTAAGGCATCTGCTGGTTCTTGTCCTGTTTGATATACAGCTTCAAGACGATCCATTTCTCTCATGTTTTCACATACATAATTAAGATCTTTTAAATTAGCTTTTCTTAAATAACCCATTAACTACGTCTAGATCTTAAATGAAACATAGCTTCATATTCAGCACTTGCCAGTTGTGTAGGTAAGAATGTGTCATTCTTTACATCTATATCTACTCTATCTGCTCTTGACATTATTGGCACTTTAAATGTACCTGACTCTAAAGTTATGTTTCCTAATGTAGAAGAAGTTAAACCAAGAAAACGACCAGTAAATTTATGTGTAGATGTACTTCTATTTTCTGGAGTGACTTCTACTTTAAAAAACCCTGTATCTTCAAACTTTATATAAAAATGATGTAGTTGCAATCTACCACTTAAAATTTCATCCCTGCCTTGTCCTCCTTGACTCAATCTCCTTTGACTAAACCTATAGTGCATTTCGTATGGTTCACCAATAATAAATTTACTATTTCTAAAATCACCACTAGCTGTAATAGTAGATGTTGATCCATCAGTAGAATTTGACGTAGGGATAAGCCTACCTGGTTTTAAAGTTTTGGTATTACCTTGCGTATCAACAAATGTACTTGTTTCCCCGCTGGCTAAATATCTACCAACTACATTCATATTTGCTCTTAATCTATAAGGAACAGTAAACGTAGAAACATCAGTAGTAGCGTTGTAAGCTACTGATACGCCTGTAGTGGCTTCAGTAACTTTATGATCTAGGCAGAATTTAAAAGTTGCATTAGCTTCTTTTACATCTGCTTCAAATGGTATCTTTTCAATAGTTGTACCATTAGCTTCTTGTATTACTAAAAATAAATCAGTACCAATAAAATCTGCATTAAGTATGGTTCTATTTGAATTAATTGTGTAAGTAGACCAAGAGTTAAGAATTTTTGTTCCTTGAGGACCAAACAACCATCTGTTAACAAATAATTGATTAGGATTATCAGTTCCTAGACAAAGTAAAACATCTTCACTTGTTGAGATAGCTAACTTAAATATATTTACTGGAATTAATCTTGGAACATGAACAGTTATATTAGCTGCTTCTCTTATTGTTAAATCTTCTTGTGTAATATATTCTCTTACACCAGCAAAAGTTCCTTTCTTAGTTAGATAATAAATACTATTACCAGAAGCTACAGGTGCTGCTGCATCACTACTTTCAAATTCTGTTGCAACTACAACCGTAGCCGTTTTAGGTGTAAGAGTAAGAACAGATGATGATGTAAGAACAAATTGTGTCTGGTCAGAAAATAATATTAATTGTTCTGCCATTGGTACAGCGTGTTTTAATATTGATACTTTTGTATGTGAAGCTGATACATCTATAGGATCGCTATCAACAATAGTTAAAACTGTTTCTCTAAAGAATTGAAAGAACTCAGATACTGTTGTAAGTATGACATTATCATCAGCTAATACTCCTAGTCTGCTTCTATAAAAAAATACATTATTTATAGTCTTACCAATAAATGAAGGATCAGGTGCAGAAACAATATCACCTACAGTTCTTTCTCCCCATTTAGGTAAGGTTGAATTGTTTACTTTACCAAAGGCTACATTACCAGTTGTTGTTAAAGAACCTGCTGCTGTAAACGTAAACGTATTTGTATTTGTGACCGTTACTGTAAAAGTACCATCAACAGCGTTGCCAGAAACGAAATCAAATTGTACCGAATCATTACTTGATAATCCATGATTAGCAGAAGTTACAGTAACAGTAGTTCCTGATTGACTGTAAGTTCCAGCAGTACTTAGATCTGTATATGTATCACCATCAACTCTTGCAAATCTAAAATCACCATCACTTTGCCTTATAAGAATATGTGGCATTGTGTCGTAATTAAATTTAAAAGGAATACCTGATTCAGCACATTCTTCCCAATGCCCTTCTTCTAAAGTACCTGTAGTGGTGCTGTTGTTAGCAACAAACTTAACGTAATAATTATCAAAATCTGTTGTATCATCTCCATTTATCTCTACTACATAACCATGAGGTGAAACTGTTGGTAAGTCAGAGAATCTTTGAATACTATTTTTTACTATTACTAAATCTTGATTACCCTGTGTGTCATTTCCATCTATAGAAAAATCAGATCCATCTGTTTTTTTTACATGAACAACAGGACCATTTTGTTGAAATGTAAATCCTGTTAAACCAGCAGCTAAACCTGTTCTTAAATCAGTTGCAACTTGTGTAGTGCTTAAAGTTGAATCTGAAGAAGTGTCGTCAGAAACTGTTACTCCATCAATCGTGACTGAATATGTCGTGCTATTTGATACTTGACTTACAAAAATTATAGCTTGCGTAATATTCCCACTGGTTAAAGTGGTGGTATCCATTGCTGTTACTTTGGTTTTATTAACAACAAAAGTAAAGTCTGCAATAGTAACAGTTTTTATATCATCTCTAGGATTTGTTGTATTTAAATATGTTGTGCCATCAGGTTTTTGTACCGTTCTTTCTGTTCCATCTAACTCAAAAACCCTTACATTTCCATTACTAAAGACAGAAATAAATCTTCTATTTACATCTCTATTAATAGTATGAATATGTACATTACCTAAAGTTGTATTAGAAATAGTTGATACATATTCAAGACCTGACCTTTTTGTAAGACCTAATACAGGATTGCTATCAGCATTGTCTTGCAAGTCAGCATGGTCATCTTGCTTAGTTGCATCTGAAGCTTGTGATATACCCCTTAGTAAAGTTGGTATAGCTCTTGAGATTAAACCCATTGTTACCTAATCAAAGCACTAGAAGGTGAATAAGTATCAAAGACACTTGTTAAAGAAGGATCTCCTCTTAGAACATTATGATCTCCATTAGCTAAGTCTGTCTCCATCAAGATAGCTCTTGCTCTAGTTTCATCTTGCTGTGTATAAGTTCTTAATCCATCATCACTAACTAATCTATCAACAAAAATACGAGCAGCTTTTATTGTTATATATCGTCTAGCAGGTTCTGTAATCTCATTAAAATCTCTAAAGTAAACAATAGTACAAATAAGATCTTCATCAAATTCATATTTATTGTTTAACCTGTCATACAGTTTTAAAGATCTTTGTATCGCATCTATTGTAGGGTGTTGATGAATATTAGGATCAACTCTTAAAACACTTGTTGAAAGAGATATGTGATTAGATACATCTCTAGTAAGAGTTACATCTATTTCAGTATTAAAAGACCACCCTTCCGATTGAACTTCTTTACTTACTTCTGTAAGGGTTGATTGTGCTAGTCGAGCATCAACAGGAAGAGTACCTGTAAGACTGTTAATAGGAGCTTCGCCTATAGCAGCCAACATAATGTTAATGCTTTCTAATTCTGTTGTTGCAGCTACAGCCATAAGTACCTCTTAATTAATACTGGTTTAATTGTTTATAGGCATCTTCTCTAGCTTTTCTACCTTTAGAGATGATACCAAATTTGCTAACTTCTTTAGGATTGTCATACTTCTTTTTTAATTGTTTTACAAACCATGAGCTAGGAGTCTGTTTATTTTTTGATGCTTTAATTTGTAAAGACTTTCTTCCTTCTTCCATCTTTAATATCCTTTCTTTTTCATTTTAAGGGAGTCTCTTCCACCTTTCATTTTCTTCTTTTTTTTCTTTGTTGAATGATACATGGGTATAAAAAAAGGGTATCTAATAATAAGATACCCTATAAATTGAAATTAAGAAGCAGCAAGTTTAATTGTTGCAGCACATTCTGGTCTTAAGATGCCATGACCTAACGCATACTTAGCAACCATTAAGGTTCCTTGATACATTATGCCATAATCTGAACCAGAGAT